TGAAAAACCAGAGTCTTTACACATTGGAATTAGTAGTGCAATAATGTCCTACACTACTAACTCTTCAACTGCTCAAGGACCCATTGAAAAAATTAAAATATTCAATACTGGATCATCATACACATCAATACCTGGAATTTCATCAGTTGTATCAAAATCTGGAACAGGTGCTATTTTAGAACCAGAGGGTAAAAATATTGGTAAAATTTTATCTTATAGTTTTAATAGAAATAGCATTGGATTTGAATATCCATCTGATACTACTCTAAGACCTGTAGCAAATCTACCAGAAATTTTAAAAGTTGTACCACTTTCATCCTTCAAGTCAATTGGCATTTCTTCAGGTGGAATTAACTACTATGAAGCACCAAAATTAGTTGCTGTAGATGGGTTCACTAAAAAGATAATTAGAGATGCACAATTTGATTATGAGTTAGGTGATACTAATGTAAGAATTGTAAAAAATACGACTGGTATTTACAATACAACTCCTACATTAATTCCTATTAACAATTCAAATGGTGTTGGAATTTCTTCATTGACATATGATGATTCAACACAAATTGTAAGACTTTATTTTAATACAACATTTAGTGATGCTTCAAGCTTCCCATATTATGTTGGTGGTAAAATTTTAATTGAAAATGTAAGCATAGGCATAGGAACTCTTGGTAGGGGATATAATTCTGAGAATTATGATTATAAACTTTTTGAAGTTTCTGCAGTTGAACCTCAACTTGGAGGATCAGGTCCATACCTTGAATTTAGTCTTGCAGACTTTATCTCAACATCAGAATATCCAGGGATTGCTATTGAACCAGTTCTTGGAAGAGTTGTACCTGAAGAACATTTCCCAATCTTTGACATTGAAATATCTCCAAATGATTTTCTTGTTGGGGAAACAGTGTCTAATGGTAAAGATAATGGAAAAGTTCTCTCATGGAATGAAAATATTGAATTATTAAAAATTGCAATTCAAAGTGAAGTAAATGTTGGAGATTTAATAGTTGGTAAAAGTTCAAAAACACAAGGATTAGTAGGAAAGAAAATTAATTTCAATGCTGAAATAACAACAGGGGCAGGAGCTACTGTTATTAATGGTTGGCAAGATGAAGTTGGTTTTCTTAATGAAAGTTTCCAGAGAATTCCTAATAATGAATATTACCAGAATTTCTCATATGCAATAAAATCAAAAGTTTCATATGATACATGGAATTCAGCAGTTAATGTTCTCAATCACACAGCAGGGTTTGCAAAATTCTCTGATCTTCAAATTGTTAGTGAATTAGATGATGAAGAACAAAATATTGTCACAACATCAGACTCAAATGTTGAAACTGTTGTTGACTTAACAACTTTTGGCAATCTAAACTGTGTCTATAATTTTGATTATGTAAGTGAATCAACTGAATATATCAATTCTACACTTTACTCAAATGAAATTATTTTTGAAAATGTGCTTTTAACTGACTTTTTTGAATCAATAGGAAACAGAGTTCTTTCAATTGATGATATAAGCACTACTTTTAATAGCAATGAAAGAGCTAATAGATTTGCAGCAGTTGGTGACTTTACTAATAATCTAAAATTTAATAAAGTTCTTTCATATGCTAAAGATTCTGTCTTCACTGATCAAAGACAGTTTGCGATTGTATCTGTTGTTCAAGATGATAACTTTGGATATATTGATGAGTATTCAATTTTAGACACTGTACAAAATCTTGGTTTTTATGATTTCCAAGTCACAGGCACAGGATGGGATTTAACATTCAATCCATCTAAATTTGAATTAAACAACTACAACACTTCAATTATTAGTTTCTCTGGAGTAAGTGATTATACAGGTGTTGGATCTGAGCATTCATTTGGTTTATCAGTTAATACAACATCTGAACAAAATACTGTCTCAGCAGGAACTACAACCACTATTGTGTCAGTTGGTACAAGTTATAGATCTGCTAAAGTTTTGGTAATGCTTCAAGATTCTAGTAGTAACTACGTTGGTAATGAATTAACAATTGTTCAAGATGGAACAAATGTTGATTTACTAGAATATGGTGGAATTGATGATGTTAACTCAAGTACTTTTAGTGGATTTGGAACATATAATGCATATATTGATGGTTCAACTGTAAAAATTGATTTTATACCTGATGCATCAACCCCTGCACTTACTGCAAATACTCAAATAATTGCTACAAACACTGCAGAAACAGGTGTTGGAACAATGTTCCTTGATGTAGGTAGATTGAGATCTGTTTATGCAGATATTTCATCATCTGGATCACCTGGCATCAATACAGTTGCTGTCTTAGAAGATCCATATGAGAGTGGATACTATTTCTTCACAATCACTGATTCATCAAACAATGTCTATGAATCATTTGAATTAGCTGTTGTAAAACAAGGAAGTGAAACTGAATCTGCTTTTGTTGAATTTGCAAATGTTTCTACAGGTACATCAATAGGTCAGGTAGGACTTGCAACTGATGGAACTAATCTTAATATTACTTATACACCAAACCCAAGTATTGATGTAGAGGTTAGAGGATTTGGAGTTGATCTTCAAATATTTGATGAAAATACCAATGCTTCACAAATTGATTATTTCAATTGGGAAGTAAACAGTAGAAGTGGATCTTACACAGGAACAAAATTTGATATAGTTGATTCTTTTAATCTTACACATGAAGGGTTAAACATCTTCAGAAGAATAGTTGATGGTAGTAATGCTGGTATTGCTGATTCAGCAAATAATTTTGTTAGAATCCCTGAACACTTCTTTGTAACAGGAGAAGAGATAGTTTACAATAATTCTGGTGCTGGAACAACACAATCTATTGGAATAGCATCCACATCAGTTGCAGGAATTGTTACTGATAAATTACCATCCTCACTTTTTGTTGTCAAAGTAAATGATGGTGCAATTAAGTTTGCAGAAACTGCAGAAAAAGCACTTAAACTTATCCCTGAAACATTTACAATTAACTCTGTAGGTGTTGGTGATTCTCATGTATTTACTTCTAAGAATCAAAACACAAAAACATTATTTGCAATTGATAATCTCATTCAATCCCCTGTAGTTTCAACTGCTGTCACATCTGCTTTAAGTGAATCAATTATTTTTGCTGAAAGATTCCAGACAGTGGGTGTCACTTCAATTTTCTCTGGAGATTTAATTAAGATTGATGATGAATTTATGGAAATTATTGATGTAGGAATTGGATCAACTGGAAGACTTGGAGTCAGAAGACCATTATTAGGTTCAACTATTGCATCACATGGTATTGGAGCAACAATTACCAAAATGGCAGGTAATTTCAATATTGTTGGAAATACATTACATTTAGCAGCTGCACCATTTGGTAATGTTCCTATTGGTTCAATTACAAATCCACCTGATTCAAGAGATTTTTCTGGAATTACAACAAGATCTCATTTCCAAGGTAGAACATTCATTAGAAATTTAGCAGCAAATTCAACTAATGAAACATATTCTTCCAATTATGCTTTTGATGATATTTCTCATGAATTCACTGGAATCAAGAGTGATTTTATTCTAAAATCCTCTGCACAAAATACATCAGGATTCTCAACTAACAATGGCATTATTCTTATAAATGGTGTGTTCCAATTGCCCACTGGAGAGCAAGCTGGAAGTAATAGTTATGAAATTAATGAAGATGCTGGCATTTCTACAATCAAGTTTAGTGGAACAATATTACCAGAAGGTTATGATACTGGAAAGGGTAATTTACCACTAGGTGGTGTTATTGTATCAGTTGCATCAACAGAAGGTTTTGGTTATCAACCACTGGTTTCTGCTGGAGGAACAGGGGTTGTATCTGGTTTAGGTACAATATCATCTGTAAGTATTGGAAATAGTGGATCAGGATATAGATCTGGTGTTCAAACTTCAGTAAATGTTTCAGTAGCATTAACTGAAGGATATCCACCTGTTCAAACCTTAGGCATTGCAACCATAAGTAATGGACATGTGATTGGTGTTGCTATTACTAATCCTGGAGTTGGTTTTACAAATACAAATCCACCCATTCTTGTTTTTGATGATCCTTTATCTTACTCCAACATACCTTTATTATACCATTCAACTTCTAGTGTAGGAGTTGGAACTAGTGCTACAGTTGATATTATTGTTGGACAAGGTTCAAGTGTAATTGACTTTAAAATTAATGATTTTGGATATGGATATGGCAATCAAGAGATATTAACAGTGGCAATTGGTGGAACAGTTGGTATTCCAACTAATACAGATTTATCATTCTCTGATTTTAAATTAACAGTTCAAGAAGTATTTAATGATTCATTTAATGGTTGGTCATTTGGGCAGATGCAAGTGTTTGATTCATTTGCAAGTGAATTCAATGGAGCAAGAAAATCATTTAGGTTACAGGTAAATGGTAATTCCATTTCAATTTCTGCTGGAAAGGGATCTTTAGTTGATGTTGAACAGACACTCATAGTATTCATTAATGATGTTTTACAAAAACCTGGAGAGGCATTTGAATTTAATGGTGGAAGTTTAATTGAGTTTGCAGAACCACCTAAAACTGGTGATAGTGTCAAAGTTTTATACTACAAAGGAAGTGGTGATGATATTGACGTTAGATTTAGAGATGTTTTAGAGACAGTAAAACCAGGTGATTCTCTTGATATAAATTTCAATCCAAGATCTGGTCAATCTATTATTCTTGATCAAGAAGAAAGAGTAGTGATTGGTATAAACACCATGGATTCTCTTGAAACTAACCCATACAATGGACCAGGTGTTTCAAGTGACAGAACTCTATTAAGACCAGTTACTTGGTGCAAGCAAACTCATGATATAAAAATAAACAATGCAATTGTTGGAAAAGATAGAGAACATTATGAACCTCTTTATAGACCTTCTGCATACTTGATCTCTCCTGTTAGTGCATCCTCTACAAGTTGCTATGTAAACAATTTAATTCCATCATTTGCACCATCAAATGAGATTAGTAATACTGCATCTAGGAATTTATATCAAAGAAAAATTGAAATTAATAATCAAAAAACTCTTACAGGTGCAGCAGCAACTGCAACTGTGGGTGGTGCTGGCACAGTTACATCATTTACTGTAACAAATGCAGGCACAGGTTATACCGTTGCTCCAAACGTAATTGTTTCAAATCCAATTGGTTTTGGAAATACAAGTGGTAGAGCAGAAGCAACTGCAGTAATTAGTGGAGGATCTGTAACATCTATAAATGTTTCATATGGTGGAACCACAACAGGAACTGCATACACATCCACTAACCCCCCATCTGTATTAATTGAACCACCATCTCTTGAAAGAGAACAAGTAAATGTTGTATCTTATTCTGGTGATTATGGTGTAATTGTTGGAATTGCAACTACAACTGCTGGGTCTCAACATGTTATTAAGTTTGACACATATATTCCTGCACAATCATTCATGAGAGATCCAAATTATGTTGGAACTGGTATAACAATATCTGGAATATCTACAGGTGATTATTTTGTAGTCAATGGAACAAGTCTTTCTATTGGTTCAACATTTGCATCTCAAGTTTCATCTGGAGGAACAACAGTTGGTATTGCAAATACTGCTTTAGATTGTGTATATCAAGTTCAATCATTTGAAGACAGAATTCTAACAGTATTTGTTGATAATACTTCTGGAATTACAACAGCTGTTAGAACTCTAACAGTTAATGTAGATAATATATCAGTTGGAATTTCAAGCACAACAGGATTTGAATCTGGTCAATATAGTTGGGGTAAAATCCAATTTGATGAAAGACCTAATGCCATAGAATTCCCTGCTCATACAATGTCAGGAATTGGATCTGCATATTCAGACACAGGCATCTCAACATCATCACTTGTTAGAAGATTTAATCCTTTGAAATTTAAATCATACTCATAACTCCCATAAATAAACAAAAAGTCCACGCAAATGGCTGCTATTATAACTGATCAATTAAGAATTTTGAATGCTAAGAATTTTGTATCTGGAGTTCAATCCAGTACTAATTCTTACTATAGTTTTATAGGATTACCTAATGCAACGGACAATTTGTCTGATTGGGATTCTGACCCACCTTCACCACTTGACGCAATTGATCAAGTCAACCAGGCTTGGGATACTATGTTGGCAGTCAAAAGAGTAAGTTCTGGTGATGCAACACAGGTTGTTAATAAAAATGTATGGCAATCTGGAACAACTTATGATATGTGGAGGAATGATATAACAATTGATAATTTGTCACAACCTTCTGGTTCATCAAATATCTATTTGGCAAATTATTATGTTATGAACGCTGATTATAGAGTTTATATTTGTTTATTTAATAATGCAACTCCTGAAAATAATTATAGAGGAGGTCCTTCTCTTGATGAACCAACCTTTACAGATCTTGAACCAAGAGCAGCTGGTACAAGTGGAGATGGATACCTTTGGAAATATCTTTATACTATCAAACCAAGTCAAGCAATAAAATTTGACTCAACAGAATACATTCCTGTCCCAAGTAATTGGTCAACAAGTGCTGATGATACTGCAGTTAGACAGAATGCTACTAATAGTGGACAATTAAAAGTAATTACTATTAGGAATAGAGGAGTTGGATTAGGTACAGCACAAACTTATTCTGATGTTCCCATCAAAGGAGATGGAAGTGGTGCAAAAGCAACTGTAGTTGTAAATACTGATTCTAAGATTGAATCAGTATCTGTTTCAAATGGAGGTTCAAATTATACATTTGGTACTCTTGATTTAGTTGCTGGAGGTCTGCCAGTTGGAACTACTCAACCAGTCTTTAATGTTATTATTCCTCCTCCTGGAGGTCATGGAAAAGACATTTACAGAGAACTTGGAGCTACTAATGTTTTAATGTATTCAAGATTTGAAAATGATTCTGAAAATCCTGATTTTGTAACTGGAAATCAATTTGCAAGAATAGGATTGATAGAAAATCCTTTAAAATATGAAACAGAATCTATTTTCACTGATGATAAAGGAAGTGCAGTTTATGCTTTAAAATTAAGTGGTATTGGTTATAGTTCAGCAACTTTTACAACTGACAGTTTTATTACTCAAACAGTTGGTTTAGGATCCACTGCTGTTGGAAGAGTAGTTTCATACAATCAAACTACAGGTGTTCTTAAGTATTGGCAAGATAGATCTAATTCTGGGTTTAACACTGATGGTAGTGCTGACACAACTCCTGATTATGGACTTGAGACTTTAAGATTTACTGCTGAGATTGATGCTACAAATGGAAATTATAACATAATTCCCACAAGTGGCAATACATTAGCAATTCAAACTTCATATTCTGGTGTAACAACCACAATAAATAATAGAGATTTCAACTTGGGTCAAACTTTTGTAAAGGGTATTTCTAATCCAGAACTTGAAAAATACTCTGGTAATATTATTCATGTTGATAATAGACCATCAATTACAAGGTCTGCATCACAAAAAGAAGACGTAAAAATTATCTTGCAGTTCTAAAAAATCATGCCACAGGAAACTAACCTTAATGTTGCACCTTATTTTGACGATTTTGACCCCATAAGTAATTATTATAAAGTATTGTTTAAACCTGGATATCCAATCCAGGCTAGGGAACTTAACAATCTTCAATCAATCCTTCAGGATCAAGTTGAAAATATAGGAGACCACTTTTTTAAAGAAGGTGCTAAGGTTATTCCTGGTAATACGAGTTATTACCAAAATTTTTATTGCATTCAAATAAATCCATCATATGCTGGTATTCCTGTAAGTGAATATCTAGATCAGCTAGTTGGCAAAAAAATTACTGGTAGACAATCTAATGTGTCTGCTACAATTGTAACATATATTTCTGATGCTCAATCTATAAATGGCAAATTTACTTTATATTTAAATTATATTAACAGTGGTGTTGATGAAAACACATCATTTTTTGTTGATGGTGAAGTTTTAAATACTGAAGAAAATATTTTATTTGCTGATACATTTATATCATCTGGTGAAGGAGTTTGTCAATGTATTGCTGAAAATGCAAATAGAATTGGTTCGTCTTTTGCTGTCAGTCAAGGAATTTATTATTTAAGAGGGACTTTTGTTGATGTTTCAGATCAACTTTTAATACTTGATCAATATGAAAATACTCCATCATATAGAATTGGTTTTTATGTAAGGGAAGAATTAATTTCAGCGTCTAGTGATAGTTCTTTGAATGATAACGCTCAAGGTTTTACTAATTTTACTGCTCCAGGTGCTGATAGATTAAAAATAACTGCAACACTTCAGAAAAAGGATCCTGATGACACTGATGATCAAAATTTTGTACAAATTGCTGAAGTAGTTAATGGAAGATTAAGGACTTTAAATAAGCAATCTGCATATAATAATTCAATTAGAGATGAATTAGCAAGAAGAACTTTTGATGAATCTGGACATTATTATGTTAAAGAATTTGTTACAACAGTAAAAGAAAGTCTAATAAATGCTAGCAATAAAGGTATATATTCTGCTACTCAAACAACTGATAGTGGAAATACACCAAGCACTGATTTGGGTGTTTACAAAATTGCGCCTGGAAAAGCATATGTAAAGGGTTTTGAAATTAATCAAAGATCTCCAGTATTTTTAGATTTTGAAAAACCAAGAACAACAAAGACTTTAGAAAATCAGGCAGTCAATTTTGGATTTGGTCCATCATTCACACTTAATAGAGTAAGTGGAACTCCTAATATTGGATTTAACACTGATTATACTTTAAGTTTCAGAAATGAAAGGGTAGGAGTCACTTCATCTCCTTTAGCTGTTAATGCAGCAGGAAAAGAAATTGGAGTTGCAAGAGTTTATGATTTTGCACTTGAGTCTGGAGCATATAATTTAACAGATCTCAATCAAAATCAGTGGGATTTGTCTGTATATGATGTTCAAACTTACATTGATTTAACTCTCAATGAGAATGCTACTTTAACTGTACCAACATTTATTGAGGGAAAATCAAGTGGTGCAACTGCCTTTATTAGATATCCTGTAACTTCTGGAACAGCAGTAACTGCTTATAATGTTCAAGGAGATTTTCATATTGGTGAAAGGATAATTTTTGATGGAGATAATAATAATGGAAGAACTGCTATTGCTTTAACATCATATGGAATTTCTGATTTTAAATCAGTTTTTGGTATTACAGGAACCGCAAATACTTTTACAGCAGATATAATTCCATCAGTTAATAGAGTTATTGGTATTGCATCAATTACACCAGTAGCTCCAGTTCAGGGAATTTCTACTGTTACCTCTCCTGGATTAAAGTTTCCAGGTATTACAACTGTTGGCGACCTTGTAAGTTTCAGTATTCCTGGAAATGTAGATAAAAATTTTGCAGAGGTAGTATCAGTTGGTATAAATGATATTGGTATTGGGACTGTTACTACAGTTTCAGGTATTTGTAGTGGACTTTTAAATCAAGAATTAGCATCAGTTACTGATTTTACTATTCTTGAAACAAGACTTCAAAATCAAGTTAATTCTGGAAATATTTTTAGTTCAAATGATTCTCTCTACAGTGTTTTTCCTAAATTAAATATTGAGTCTGTAGATCTTGAAAATGCAAACTTAAGTATTAGGAGATCATTTAGTGTAACAATTGATGCTAATGGAGATACATCAACAATCGCTGCTGGTACAAGAGAAGTATTTTTAAATTTTGAAGATGAAAGATATTCAATTACAAGATCAGATGGTAGAATTGAGCCATTATCTTCAAGCAAGTTTGTTCTTTCCAGTGGAAATCAAAATGCAAGATTTATTGGACTAAGTGCAGAAGCAGATACTAATGCAACACTTGTTGCTACTTTAAGAAAAACTGGACTCAATGCCAAAGTTAAAGTCAAGTCTTCAAATTCTACATTAATTGATAAATCATCCACTCAGGGTTCAGGTACAAATAGTGGATTTTCAACAACTTTTAATGATGGTCTAACATTTGGCAAT